TCGGTGAACAGTACCCCTCCGAGAGCAACACCGTCACTCACAAGATCGGGTTAATAGTGAGTAATGGAACAACATGAGTAACAAGACTACAGACAAAGCACAGAGCAGCGGGCCAGAGGACGGTAAACAAGCCTATCGGAGAGAACTTGAGCGATACCTGGGCTGGAGTAACGAGACTACAGACTCACAGAACAGCGTACCCGATGAGCATCCGAAGCCGCCCCAGCTCGATAATGTCTCGGGAGGCCAATAATGGCTATGACTTGTAAAAAATGTGGCGGCACAATAGCCGATATTTATATGGGTGGCGGAGGCCATCAATGCCCAGGCCAGCCAATGACTGGCTTCGTGACAACAGTTCCCGATAACTATCACTTAATGGAAGAGATTGCACGGCTTAGGACTGCGGTTGATATTCTGAAACAGAAGGTCGAGCGGCTTGAGAGGCATGATCGAAGAAGAGCGGATTCGGAGTGCAATGAGGTGGCTGCCATGAGTAATTCAGGGACTACAGACAAAGAGCTAGAAGACTGGTTGGGGTCTAAAGACCACCTATACGACTGCGCCGCTTATAGCGAGGCCCAGCCCTGTTGCTTAGACAAGGGCCAGAAGGGACGAGTCAAGGTGGAAGAGCTACTCAAAGAGCGGGAACGAGCAGCCAAGATTGAGGTGCTTGAAACTCTCCTAGGGGAGTGTTGGGATATGGAGTTCTATAACGGTCAGCCAGGCAAGGTAGTTGATGATACCGACATTAAAGCAAAGTTGGCTGAGTTAGGGGAAGCTGCGTAATGGCCGGTGGTAGACCAACCGTAGCTACACCTGAGAACGTTGAGAAGGCTTGGCAGTACGTCAACGAGGACTGGCAGCTCGACGAGGTGTGCCCCACTGTTGAGGGTCTCGCCGTGTACCTGGGAATCAATCGTGACACCATCTACGCCAGGGAAGAGTTTTCCGACATAATCAAGAAGATTAAGGATAAGCAAGCCAAGATTATGCTCAAGGGCGGGTTGGCTGGCGACTTCAACTCAGTCATCGCCAAACTGATTCTCAGTAGCAAGCACGGGTATGTCGAAAAGAGTGAACTGAAGACAGATAATCCGCTAAAACTAATATTAGAAGGCTACGGCCTGACCGAGGGGAGTGATGCTAGAAAAGCTGACGAGACTGTACCAAGCGCACCTAAATACCAAACACAAGCGTGAGGCCTACCCGTATCAGCTAGAAGTAGCTAGACGGATGTTCGATGCCGTCATCCAGAACTTCCGCCTCACAGCCAATGCCACGCCAGAGGATATTAAGAAGCTCAAGATCGTGGAGATCCCGATTGAGTTCTCCCGGCAGGCAGGCAAGACCCAAGGGGTCACAGATGCCATTGAGTTCATCATGGTGTTCTTCCCCGAGCTGTTCGGCCGACCAGTACGGATTGGCATCTTCGCTCCACAGCGGGAGCAGGCCAAGACCGACTTCGATCGCCTGAAGCAGAACCTCAGGGAGAGTGCGGATCTCCAGAGCTTCAGTGATGACGAAGAGGTCAGAGCCAAGGAAGAGTCCAACGCTCGCACCATTGCCTTAGGCAACGGCTCCAGCTGTTACATCTTCCCCGTCACCTCGACTAGCAAGCCGGAATCCAAAACCCTGGATCTGATCATCTTTGAAGAGAGCCAGGACATCGACGACAAGATCATGAAGGAACAGATCTGGCCGATGGGTGCTGCTACCAATGCCCCCCTGGTCTACATCGGTACGGCTGGGACAAGGATCTGCCACTTCTACCGGATAATCCAGGCTGGGGGAGCGACCATCCTGCCCTGGGATCTGGTGGCTAAGCAACGTCGAGAGGCCTACGAGGTCTCTAAGAACGCCATGCACCTGGTGTACGAGCAACGGGTGAACGAAGAGCGCCTGAAGTACGGAGAGGACTCAGACGAGTTCAGAAGGCCGTACAAGCTGGAGTGGCTAATCGGGACAGGTCAGTTCACGACCCAAGAGAAGATCGCTGCCATCACTTCAGACCGCAAGCGCACCTTCCACGATAAAGAGAGTGACTGCTTCGCCGGCCTCGATACCGCCAAACATCCCGACTCCACCGTGGTGACGATCCTTCGCTACAACAAGTCTCTGGGGAAGAAGCAGTTGGTTAACTGGCTGGAGCTACGGGGCGAGAACTACAAGAGTCAGTTCGACATCATCTGTGACTTCCTACGCCGCTACAACACGTTGGCCATAGCCATCGACTCCACCGGCCAAGGTGACTTCATGCCGGACATGTTTGAGTCGGAGACTGAGTGGCGTGATGAATACTCCGGTCTGTACCGAGTGAAGTTCTCGGCTGTGTCCAAGGACATGATCTATAAGAACCTCAAGGTGAGTATCGACCAGTTGTTGACCGACCTGCCGTTACTGGATACAAGAGAAGGAGGAAGGTTCCTGCAACAAATGTTGGATTTGCAGCAGGAATGGAAAGGCCAACTCTTAAGTGTTCAACATCCAGATGATCCAAATGCACACGATGATTACCCAGATTCTTGGGCGCTGGCTGAATACGCCTTTGCTATGTGGAACCAGAGCCGTGGAACAATCGCGGTGGCTAGCGCCGAGGAGACCCCTATAGATGACTTTGAGGGAGCGGGTTGGCAACGCGCTGCTTAAGCGTGAGGTCAAGACAACTACGCCTCCCAAGCAAAAGCTCTCAGCCTCAGGCTTAGGAGCTGGCTTCTTAGAGTTATTCGCACCAGCCCTTCAAAGTGAGAAGACCGCTAGCAAGCAACTCATCCAGAGCTTCTACGGCTGGGTCTACGCCAACGTCTCGGCTATTGCCGAGGAAGTCTCCAAGGTCAACCCTGAGCTGTACTCAGTCGGCTTCAAGGGTGGGGAGATCACTTATACCAAGATCGATGAGCATCCCCTCTTAGATCTCCTAGACAAGTTCAACACCATCAACACGGCTTCTGAGGCCTTCTACCTGATCTCAGCCAACCTAGAGCTAGTGGGGGACGCCTTCCTACTGAAGGACAGCGCTGGTATCCCAACAGAGCTCTACATGCTTGATCCGACCTGTGTGACTGTCAATCCCAAGGACGACGGCTTTGGGGTGGCTAGCTACGAATACAAGCGAACGGTTAACGGCAAGACCAAGACCGAGGTCTTCCCGCCGGAGCTAATCATCCACATCAAGACCCCGAACCCCGAGAACCCACTCCGCGGTAAGTCCACTGTGGCAGCTGCGGCTACGTCGATCGACACCTCGACTCTGGCTCAGGAGTTCCTGAAGACCTTCTTTAAGAACGGTGCCATTGTCAACTTCGCTCTAACCACTGAGCAACGCATCACTCCGGATGAGATCCGCAGGACTCAGCAACAGCTCAAGCGTGAGTTCGGCGGGGCCATGAATGCCTTCAAGACCTTGATCCTTGGCGGTGGCTTCGATGTAAAGCAAGTCCAACACACCAACAAAGACATGGAGATCCTCCAGCTCGAGGAGGCCATGCGAGACAAGATCATGGCGATGTTTAAGAACACCAAGACATCGTTAGGAATCGTTGAAGATGTGAACCGAGCTAACGCTGAGGCCACGCTGGCTAGTTGGAAGGCTTCAGTCATCCGCCCCAAGATCATGCGGATCATCGACTCACTTAATGAGTACCTGACCCCGCTCTACGGCAAGAACCTGATCCTGGGATTTGAAGACCCCGTACCGGAGAACACCACCGAGAAGGTGACGCAGGTTGTCGCCCTCGCTGGTAACAGCCACACCACGTTCATGACTGTGAATGAACTACGGGAGTGGTTGTACCTCGCTCCAATGCCAGATCCCAAGTACGACGAGATCGCCGAACCCCCAGCACCCACGGCCTTCGGCCAAGACCCCAACCAGCAGGACCAGGGCAAGGGCAAGCGAATGCCCAAGGGGCTGAAGCACATCCGGGTAGGGGCGCACTTCAGCCGCAACGGCCTGTATGCCGACTACGACATCTACAAGCCCCTGTATGCCGCCGCTAGGGGCGTGGCACGCAAGCTCCTGAGCGCCAAGGCCTCAGGGACGGAGACACCCGCAGCCAAGCCCCAGAAGTACCGCAGCTTCGATGACGTGACCCCGCTGGACTTCTGGCAGAAGCAGGTCTCCCAGGCTGAGACGGTTGAGAACATCCTCAAGGGCAAGATCGACCAGTACTTAAAGGGCATCGAGGACAAAGCCTGTAGCGCCCTCCACGAGAACGCCAACAAGAGCGGCAAGCTCAAAGTGACGGCGACTAAGGCAGATCTAGTTGATGAAGGCTCTGAAGTCCAAAGCGCCATCGATCTCTTCACGCCGTTACTAGAAGACCTAGCCAAGCTCTCAGGCATCAGTGCCTATGAGTTCATGAACTTGTCGCGGGTCTACACGCCCACCCGGAAGATGCAGGAGATCGTCGCTAAGTACACCAAGCTGATGGCCAACTCAGTCGTTGGAACTGACTCAGACAAGCTAGAGGCCATCTTGAGCCAGGGCTTGAAAGAAGGTGAGTCAATCGCCCAGATCGAACAGAACATCCGCACACAGTTCAGTGACTTCCGTAAGTACCAAAGTGAGCGCATCGCCCGGACTGAAACACTGCGAGCATCGAACGCCGGCGATGCGCT